ATTTTGACCACCTTTGTCTTGTTTGTTGCCGTCACCACTGGATGGTCCACCAAAACCTCTTCGTCCTCCTCTAAGTCCACCTCTCTGACTTTGCCCTTGCATTATTCCTCCTCTATTACAGCTGCTTTCATGTCTTTTACACCTGCTTTTGCAAGTGAAACAGCTGCCCTAAGTTTCTGGTGTTTGTCATTTTCGTCTAGTTTTTGCTCTGCAATATCTTTGTTTTGTATCAATCTCAACCTATCAATATTGCTTTTTTCCTCGTCTGCATCACGTTTTCTTTGCTCTTCTCGTGCTCTAATTTGCACTTCATCAGCTTTTAAACGCAATAACGGGTCATTATCTATCTGGTTTAGCACCTTTTTCTCCTCTTCTAGGTACTCTGCAGTGGTTTCAGCTATTAAAACAGCCTTTCTAGCCTCTATTTCGTCAGATGTTTTCTTAATTTGCATAGATATTTGATTCATTTGTGGGTTTTGACCCCCTAATTGTTGCATTTGAGCTGTCATTTGTTGAACTTGCGCTATTTCTTCCTTAAATTCAAGCTGAACTTGCTCTTGAGCCATTAAACTTATGTGTTCTAGTATGTTTTTTTGCACTGCAGCCAAAATATTTGGGTTTGTTCGTGCAAGTTGTGTGCCCATAAACGATAAATGCGCTTTCATGTGAGCTGTATGGTCTTGTCCAGGGAAAGCTTTGAAAGGTTTTTGTGCTAAAGCCATCATATGCTCTACACTTGGGTCCATTGGCTTTGGTGGAGCCGGTGGTGGTAGTAAAGAATCTATGTTTTTTACACCCAACGCTTCATACATATCACGATATGCGTTGTACAAGTTGTGTATTCTTGGATTTGACAACGCCATTTGTAGTTGTGTTTGTGCCATTGTCACTCTCTGTGTCTGAGAGAAGATGTTTGGATCAGCAACAGGTATAATATCTACCTTTGCATCAAAATCTTTTTGTTTAATTTGTCTTTCGCCACCCACAACATCGTATGGATAAACAGGCGGTAGATACACAGCAAACACTCCACCAATCAACATGAATTCTTTTTTCATCGCTGCATATAATCTTTTGTGTATTGCAGACATAACCCGCGAGCCACGTTCCAAAAGTGCAACAGTCGTGCCTACCGCAGCGCTTTGATTGCCATCACCGACTTGCATATCAGCGATACTTGCAAAACGTTGACCTGCATTAACAACGACACCCATAAGTTGTAACAATGTTGAGTTTGGTCCTTTGTATGGCAGTGGCATAAACGCAGAATTTAAATCTCCACCAGGGGCATCTACATCACGGAACTCACCCGGCTGCAACGGCTGAGCTTCGTCACGAACTCTGATGCCTCGCATCTTGAATCCGGCTGGTAAATTAGACAAGGTTCCGGCATCGAGAAGCTGTCTCAACGCGGCTGTAGCAGTTCTTGATAAACCGCCGATCATGTGGATTAAGCCAAACCCGTAGAAGCCTAACCCTGGTAGAAATTTAAAGTGAACAAAATAGTCTCTTCGTTTTTTAAGTGGATCACCGTCAGCGTAATTTTTCCTAATAGATAAAACCTCACCGCTGCTCTCTTCAACAGTAACTATGTACGGAAGTTTAATACCTGTTGGTTCTCCGTCTTCACCCATGTCTTGAAAGCCATCTAGATCTAATTCAACGTGACACTCAAGAAGAGTAAATATTTCATCTTTGTTTGTAGTCGACACACCACCTAAATCTTGTTTCTCTTCTGTAACTTCATTTTCAGTGTATGCAGGTGTGCCTAAATCCATGTCTTTGTAAAAACCACTAACTTGTAGTTTTCTAAGTTCATTAGCGTTCATCTTAATTACATGTATGATTGACTCTGCTTCCTCTAGAGAAGAAGAGTTGTATGGTACAACCAAATCTTCTGCAGGCACAAACTTAGATACGCAACGACCTATGACTGAGTCGTAGTAAACTTTTTTAAATGTAGAACCTGCTAGTGGTAAGTTAAATAGCATCTGGTCAAACTCAGGTTCGTACTCTGGCATCTCACACATAAGCTGATAATTCATAAACTCTTTTACACGTTCTGCTTGATCTTCTTTTTCTTTTGTGTGTTTACCCATGATACGAGTTCTAACTGGTCCACTGGCTGGTAGTAACTCTTTGTATGCTGATGCTTGAAACTGTGTAACAGCTTCAGCTAAAACTGGGTGTGTTGCACCTGATGCACCTTGAAATGGTTCTGTTCTGTCTTCGTATTTAAAACCTAGTAGGTCTAGTCCTTTGATGTAAGACTGTTCCCAATCATCACGAGATGATTTGTAGTCTTCGTAATCACCAATAAGTTCTGATCCTAGCTCATCTAGTATGCTGTCATCTAACATCTCAGCGAGGTTGGCGTTTGGATCACCAATCTCCATGGCCATCGCTTGTGGATCAAAATCTATTTCTACTCCGCCATCTTCTGTTGGCTTTACTTCTATTGGTGATTTTTCCTCTGCCAAAGGCACTTCTAGTGCTCGAGCGTCAGGTCCTGGTATATTTACCTTTGACCTTGTCGGTTTCTTTGGTGCTTGAAATAATCCTTTATCTACTGCCATTACGCTACCTTCCTTTTAAATAAACTTCCAACCCCACCCCCATTTGCAAATCCAAACCTCTTATCATACCCTTCCATCATCAACAAATCAACCACACCGTCATCAACTTCTTCTGGTTTGATACCCATGTTGTATGCAAAGTCTGCACGAGTAGCTTCTCTTTTTACAACCATGTCCATTTGTTGAGCAGTTAATTTATCATATCTTGGATCGTTTTGTATCATGTCTCTAATCTCATCGATAGTCATTTTATCTTCTGGAGTTGCTTTTTGTCCTGTTATTGGGTTGTCTTTAAATGTTCTTTCAAGCTCTGTGTCTGGATCTCTAATTATATTTTCTATTTGTTTTTTATCTGCAATCTTGTCTGGTGCTTTCATGCCCATCCTACCGAACAGTTTCATTAAGTATGAACCTGCTTTTGTTGTGCCCATGAAAAATTTAACACGACCACCTTTTGAGTTTTTGGTCCTACCAAACGGTGAGTTGTATATGCCTGTTCTTACAGATTCTGTAAAAGCATCTCTAATTTGTAAAATTATTTTCTGTGCTTCTTCAACTTCACTCGGTGTTAAAGCGTCCTCTGCCATTTTTAAAGCTCTTGACAAATCTTTATCTGCCTCTGCTCTAACTGCATCCACAACTTTTCTTAGTTGATCTGGTGGTAGTGCACCTGCACCACCTTGCAAACTATCTGTAAGTTTTTTAATTTTTAACATCTCTTGGTGTATCAACATCATGTCATCTGTATTGTTCACCAAATCTAAATCGATACGACTTACATCAAGACCCATCTCATCCAACATCCTCACGCTTTCGTTTGCCATGCCTCTGATCTCTTTAAGTTCTTCCGGATTTGCTTTGCCCATGGCTTGCGCAATCTTACCTGCCTCTAACACCTCATCACTAATAGGTGCATCACCTATGTCTGCCATAAGGTCTGCTATGAACTCGTCAACCTGTCTTGGTTGTGTGTTGTTGCTTATGTAAGCTCCGATCTGATCGTCATCATCAATCATTGTACGTTTTGGATCACGCGGTTGATAGGCCTCGTTCATTCTGTCAACGATTGCTTGTTTTACTTCTATCTTCTTTTTACCTGTAGCCATTGCTATTTGTCCTATGAGTGGGTGCTCTTTACCTGTTAACTCAAGACTGTCCTCAATCTCATCAGCTGTTAAAGTTTTTATCTTACCTTTGTCTCGTAGTTCCGCTGTTCTTATTTCTGGTGTAATTTTTCTTTCTTGCATGATAAATTCTTCAAGAGACATTGTGTCATCGAAGCCCTCGTCAACATATCTTTCTCTCAATGCATCATCAGAAAAACTACCCACACCTTGTCGCATTTGTGTTTCTGTAAATGACTCCGGTCTGTAACTGTAAACTTTAGTTTGTGTTTCGCCCTCTGGCCCTATGATGTCGCCTTGTTTTTTAAATTCACCAGGTTT